GGAGGTGATACGCTGGATGATTAAGCGTGAGCAGGCGGCGGCGGGGTCATTCAACCTGAGTGACGAGCGTGCTAACTTGGCTCGTGAGCAGGCAGAGAACGCACGGCTGAAGAATGAGGAGCGCAAAGGCAACCTGCTGCCGTTGGACTTGGTGGTTACGGCTGTGCAGAAGGCAGCGGTGGCGATACGGCAGAAGATCGTGAACGCACCGTTGAGTGTGGATGACAAATCTAAGCTACTTGAGGAGATTCATGCGCTAGGCAGCATACGCATGGAAGACATCAAGGACGCAGAATTTACGGATGACGAAGAAGACCCAATTACCGAAACCCCAACTCCAGCCAGTTGAGAAGTTGTGGCGGGCGATCTTTGATGCTATCCCGCCATTACCTAAACAAAGGCCGAGCGAATGGGCTAACCAGTACCGTGTGCTGTCGCGTGATGCGGCTGCTGAGTCTGGTAAGTTCCGGTGCTTGCCGTACCAGAAGGAATTGATGGATGCACCGTTGGAGCCTGATGTATCTGAAACGGTAATGATGCTGGCAGCGCAAACTGGTAAGAGTGAAACACTTAACTGCCTTATTGGTTTCTTTACGCACGCTGACCCATCACCTATGTTGTTGGTGCAGCCTACGGTTGAGTTGTATGAGGCATACAGCAAAGAGCGCATTGCACCAATGATTCGTGATACGCCTGTGTTGCGGAAGCTGGTGAAGGATGCCAGAAGCCGCAATAGTGGCAATACAACGGCTTTTAAGCAGTTCCCCGGCGGAAGCCTAGCCATGACAGGGGCAAACGCTCCTGCGGGCCTTGCAGGGCGTCCTAGACGTGTTGTGATGCAGGACGAGATTGACCGTTACCCAGCAAGTGCAGGTAGCGAAGGCGACCCTTGTGCGTTGGCTGACAAGCGTGCTGAGAGCTTTCCCAATGCGGTGAAGGTAAAAACCAGCACGCCTACGGTAAAAGGGATCAGCAAGATTGAGAAACTGTACGACAACTCGGATAAACGGCACTGGATGGTTAAGTGTCCTAAATGTGCATTTGAGCACACGTTGTTGTGGAGTCAGGTGAAATGGCCTGAGAATGAGCCAGACAAAGCGTATCTGGAGTGCCCAGCCTGCAAAGCGCACCTGAACGACGTTGACCGCATTGGCATGATTAAGAAAGGCAGGTGGGTCGCTACACGTCCATTTGCTGGGGTGCGTGGGTATTGGCTAAACGGCATGAATACGCTGTTTAGGCAGCACAAGGGCTACAAGAACAGGTTGCACGAGTTCGCAATGGAGTTCTTGAAAGCAAAAGATGGTGGTGGTCAAACCATGCGGGTTTGGATAAACACCTTCCTTGCAGAAACCTTTGAAGAAGATGCTACCAAAATTGACGCTAAATCATTGGAAGACCGTGGGGAAGAATACACACCCTACACAATTCCAGAAGGAGTGCTTACGCTTGTGGCAGCAGCAGACGTTCAAAGAAACCGCATCGAGTGCGAAGTTAAAGGTTTCGGCAAAGACGAAGAATCGTGGGGCATCAAACGTGTCGTACTCGATGGCGACACTGAATTAGACGATGTTTGGAACCGATTAGATTTACTGTTGCTGGAAGACTTTACTCGTGAGGATGGTGTACCCCTTAAGATACAACGTGCCTTTATCGACATGGGGTATAAGGACAAGCGAGTGTTGTCATTCTGTGCCCCACGCATTGGTCGTGGTGTGTATCCGTGCAAAGGTATCAATCGGGTGGGTACTAACATTCCGGCCATACTTCCAGCCAAACCTAGCCGCAACAACCGAGCACGCATTCCGCATTGGAATATCGGTGTGACGGTTGCAAAATCGGCATTACATGACAGAATTGCTCTGCCAACCCCCGGTGCCCGAGCCATGCACTTCGCAGCACCAGAGTACGGCTATGATGCCGATTACTTTGCACAGTTCGCATCTGAAAAACGCTTTCTCAAGTATAGCTACGGTCAACCGTACTACATATTTGAAAAAGAGAACAACAGTGTACGCAACGAAGCGTTGGATTTGAATGTGTACGCACTTGCAGCGGTACACAGTTTGTTTCCTATCGCATGGCAGCGATTGGCTGATAATTTGAAGAAACAAGCTCCTCGTGAGCCTGTGATACCCAAACATACCCCCGAGGAAGTAAAACAGCTTAAAAACGAAGGAAACCACCCTATTGAGCCATTGCAGCCACCTGTTACACCACCTCAACAACCTGAACGTGATTTTGCTGCAATTGAACGTAGCCGACAAGCAAAGGTAGCAAGGAGAACAGGTAGAGGTGGGTTTGTAAGCAAATGGCGTATGTAATGTGGCTTGATTTCCCCATCAGATTACAGAATATGCAGTGAAATACCACCTTGAGCGCAACAATCCCAACTCTATTACGCGAACCTCAGACGATTGCAGCGGGCGATAATGTCTCGTGGATTCGACAGATTGACGACTATCCAGCAACGGTCTGGACGTTGCACTATGTCATTCGCTCTACAAAAAACATTTACAAGTTTGATGCTGTGCAAGCGTCGGCTAGTGATGTGTTATTTCAGGTTACACTATCTACTGCTATTACTGCTACATGGGAACCTGCCTTATATTCCATCGGGGCGTATGTCACGAGCGGTACTCAACAGTTTCAGATACATACTTTCTTCCAACAGCTAGAGGTTACAGCCAACCTTGCTGTAACTCCTAATGGTTCAGACCCTCGCTCGTTTGCTAGCAAGATGTTAGTGGAGATCGAGACCACCATTGCAAAACTTACCTCCAAGAGTGTAACCACCGCGCAAGTGAACGGTCAGGCTTACACTCTGGCAAACTTATCAGAGCTTTGGAAAATGCGTGAACGCTTTGCATCTGAAGTTCGTCGTGAAGAAGCTAAGGCTCGCCTCAATGCAGGTCTTGGTGGCTCCAACAAAATTGGTATTCGTTTCCGTCCGCTCAACATTCGTGCCTACCCTTGGCAGCAGCGTGTACCGTGGCAGTAACCTCCTGAACTATGGCTTCCAACATTCCTTTTCTTCAGCGCATCACCGCTGGACTGAAAGCAGGTAAATATGCTTTTAGCGGACAACAGAAACCGATGCACAAAATCATCGGTAAACGTTCTTACGCTGGTGCTGAATGGAACCGTCTTACTGAAGATTTCCTAGCACCACTCACCACTGGTGACGCCGAATTAAAGACACGCCTACGCACCTTACGGGGTCGTGCCCGTGAGCTGGAAAGAAATGAACCCTACACCCGCCGATTCCTCTCTCGGCTGGAAGACAACATTTACGACCACCACGGTATAATTTTCAATTCAATGGCTGGTGAATGGCGCATGAATGCGCTTAAAAAGCTAGAGTTTAACGTAGATGCCAATGATGCGAAGATTATTGAGAATGCGTACATGGAGTGGAAGAAAAACCCATTTGTAACGGGTGACATGACTCTTAATGAAGGTGGTCGTCTTGCGCTACGTTCTACTGCCCGTGATGGTGATATACTTGTTAAGTGGGTTGTTGACCCAAAGATCAACAAATTCGGTTTTGCCCTACAACTATTTGAAGGCGACATCATAGATGATTACCGCAATGAGCTGACACGTCAGCCCGGTGGTCAGGTGGATGTGCAAGTGCGTATGGGCGTCGAGGTAGATCGTTACTTCAAATCTACTGCCTATTACATCCTCAAAGAATACCCCGGCGACCAGCAATGGTGGCACGCAGAGGGTTATTGGTCTGAACGCATGGATGCCTCTGGATTCCTCCATCCATTCCGTCGTACCCGCATTACCCAAGTGCGTGATACAACGTGGTTGTGTGGTATCATGCGCGACCTTAAGATGCTTGATGGCTACGATGAAGCAGCCATTGTTGCAGCTCGTACTGGTGCTGCCAAGATGGGCTTTATTACTCGTGCCTATAATGACCCCGGCCCAGCGTATGAAGGGCAAGAAATTAACGAGGGTGATAAGAGCATGGATGCCGAACCCGGCTTAATTGAGGACTTGAGCCAGACGCCGGGGTTGGACTTTAAGACCTACGATCCAGCCTACCCCCATGAACAGTATGGTGAGTTCGTCAAAACGCGCTTACGTCGAATTGGCGCAGGTCTAGATATGAGCTATTACGCCATCGCCAACGATCTTACTGAGGTAAACTTCAGTTCTATTCGTGCAGGCTTGCTTGAAGACCGTGAGCATTTCAAAGCACTACAAACATGGTGGATTGATAAGTTTGAAGCCCCCATATTCTTAAAATGGCTGGAAATCGGATTACTCAATGGAAGCATCAAAGACCCGTACACTGGTAAAGCGTTGCCGTTTACCAAACTTGCCAAGTTCCAACACCACAAGTTCCGTCCCCGTCGCTGGTCGTGGGTTGATCCACAAAAGGATGTCGCTGCTTCTGTCGAAGCTATCAACAACCGTATCAAATCTCGTACCTCGGTGGTTGAAGAAACCAGCCAAGAAACCTTTGAAGAAATCATGCAAGAACAAAGCATGGAGCAAAAGCTCGCTGACCAAGCGGGTGTTGTTTTGCCTGACCCTAATCCTAACTTCCCCTCACCACGACCCGGTGAAGATAAAGCCTCTACCAAGAAAACCAAAGAGGAAGCCAACTAAGCCTATATAATCTATCTTGACCGTATATCAAAAACTACGGAAACAATACTTAACAAATTACCCTATATGGATAAAAAACCAATTGATCTAAGCGACAGTCGCTTAAAAGCCATGTCCCGCGAGTTCAATGTTGAACGTGGGTCTATGGATGCCGACAAGCGCACCGTTGAGCTATCGTTTGCTTCTGAAGCCCCAGTAGAACGCTTCTTTGGTAATGAAATCTTGGAGTGCACCGACAAGGCGTGTGACCTATCTCGCCTTCGTCAACAAGCTCCTCTCCTCCTTAACCACGACTCAGAAGATCAAATCGGCGTCGTGGAAAGCTGCCAAATCAAAGGCGGCAAAGCTCGTGCGGTTGTCCGGTTCTCCAAGAATCGCTCCAAGCATGGCTTAGACATCTTTCAGGACGTGCAAGACGGTATCCGTAGCTTGGTAAGTGTAGGCTACCGTGTGAAGAATATGGTACTCGCGGAAAAAAACACCGATGCTGGGGACAGCTACCGTGTTGACTCGTGGGAACCGTATGAAATTAGCCTCGTCAGCATCCCAGCCGACTCCTCCGTTGGCGTGGGTCGTTCCCAACCACAACCTTTAGAGAAACCAAAAACTATTATGTCCGCTGAAACCATTCCTGTCGCTCCAGCCGTTACGGTTGCAGAGCGTGCTCCTGCTCCCTCCAACTCCAGCCTCAATCGTAAAGATGAGGTTGCCAATATCCGCGCTATCGGTGAGAACTTCAAAGTTCCATCCGAGCGTGTTATGGACGCCATCGTGAATGGCGAATCCCTCGATAGCTTCCGCAAATTCGTTGTGGAAGATCACCTTAAGGCTTCCGCTGTCAGCCAGCCCGCTGTCATCGGCATGAACAAAAAAGAAA